AGGGCTTTTTTTATGCCAAAAAATATGGAAACACGAGACACTTGCATTTTTTATAGGTCAATGTATGAAGCTATAAAGGAACTACCGAAAGAAATTCAAGCAGAAGTTTACAATGCAATTTTTGAATTTTCACTAGATTTTAAAGAGCCAGATTTAAGTGGTTTATCAAAAACTATTTGGACTCTTATTCGCCCTGTTTTAGAGAAAGGCAACACAAATTACATGAACGGATCAAAAGCGAAACCGAATCGAACTCGAAGCGAACTCGAAGCGAATGACAAGCGAATCGGAAGCGAATCGGAAGCGAAACCGAAGCGAATCGTAAGCGAAGTCGAAGCCTATAAGGATAAGGATAAGGATGAGTATAAAGAGAAAGATAAAAAAGTAATTATTTCCAATTTTAAAAATTGGACAAAAGAACAATTCAAAAATGAAGTAGATACATTCTTTGGTAATTACCCTAATCACATTTTAAAAAACTTTTACGATTATTGGATAGAGCCAACTGCTTCTGGAAAGCTTAGAATGAATTTAGAAAAGGCATGGGATACAAACAGAAGACTTAAGTCGTGGTCATCTAATCAATATAACAACACCAAAGCTAACCAACCAACCTTTACAAGAGCCTCTCAAGGCGTTAAGATGACATGACACCACAACAAGCAATAATCGCAATACTATACTCACCATCGGGAGAGTATAAAGACCTAATGCCGAGGTTAACAGTTGAAATGTTCACAGATGAACAGTGCATCCAAGCGTTTAACCAAACGCAAAAAGTAATTGAAAGCGGACTAACACCAAACTCTATTAATCTTTTTAAAGTCTCAAAAGATAAGGGCATCCTCGAAGCCGTCTTATTCTGGCAGCAGCAGCTCACCTACAACGAGCCTGTCAATGAATACTTAGCAATGCTTACCGAGGACATGATTACTCGTAAGGTGGCAAGGGTGCTGACAGAGGAGGGCATGATATTAAACACCAAAGGAAACGGCATACAATCAGCTCAGAGCATTATCAAGAAGCTCAACCAACTGCTCGACACGGGAGTTATGGAGGATAACCTAATCGACATGATCCAACTATCAGACCTTGAGAGAAAGTCATACTACCTCAGAAAAGAATTGGCAGAGTCAGGCAAAACGACAGGAGTGGACACTGGACTATCAGCCCTTAACAAGTTCACTGGTGGATGGCAGAGTGAGTTTATCATCATTGCAGGGAGACCATCAATGGGCAAGACAGCTCTAGCATTATACCACGCGATGCAGAGCAAAGAGCCGGGTATCTACTTTAACCTTGAGATGAACAACTCTCAGTTATGCCAAAGGCTAATACTACAGAACTCCGATGAGTTAATCAATAGCGCAAGGCTAAGAGATGGAAACCTTAATCAATCCGAGCTTCATGAGTTTGAGCGCAGCATAGGAGACATCGAAAGGTTGCCTGTGTTAATCTACGACAAGGCGAGGTGCGGCATTCACGAGGCAACAAGGGTAATGCGTAGAGAGCATCGCAAGGGAAGGTGTAAGTGGGCAATCATCGACTACCTTCAGCTAATGACCATCGAGGGATGGAAGGGAGGCAATAGGGAGTTAGAGGTGGCAGAGATAAGCAGAAGCATCAAAGCGATTCAAAAAGAATTAGGCATACCAGTGATTGCCCTAGCGCAGTTATCGCGTAATGTGGAGCAGAGGGCAGATAAAAAACCAATCCTTTCAGACCTTCGTGAGAGTGGATCACTAGAGCAAGATGCTGACACGGTGGTCTTTGTTTGGCGACCTGCCTACTACGGATTAAGTGATGAGGATGGTAAGCCATTCACCAATGAGGTGCATTACCTTTTTGAGAAACATAGGCAAGGCACTACTGGAAGCGTAGAGTTTAGGCATAATAGGACAGTGACTAAGTTCTTTGATAATTCATCGGTTAACGAGGGCAGTAGTTTCCTTCCATCACCAAGCAGTTCAATGAGTCAGTTTACAAGTTCAAATTGGTTAGATAGCAATGAAACAGAATTTTGACAAAGAGCAGGTAGTGGAGTCCTTGATGGGTCACTACACACCTGAGGACATCACGCTCATCGATGGTGCTTACACTTACCACTCGACAGTTAAGACACACCAGAGCTATTATGCCCAATGGAGTGAGGCGATACCTAAGACATGGGCAAGAAAAGTTTATACTGACAGGTGCTATGATTGGCTCTTGCTTCTAAAAAAAAGAGGTGTGGCAATGAAAAAAAACGACTTAGGGAATGTTTAGGGAATAGTTAGGGAATGTTTAGGGAAAATAAAAAACACACTTTTTATTGCTTTGTATTACCTAAGTATTACATTTGCAAACCAAGCAACGATAACAGATGACGACACAACCACTTCAAAGAGTTAAATTCAAGGCAGGGAAGCGACCTATGGGATGGCATGACAAGGAGTACAACGTAGCATCTATCGTTAACGGCTCGGCACTCATCGGCAAGACATGGATAGATAGAAGCATATTGCAGTTAGTGACAGACGAGCAGAAGGAGAAAAAGCCTAGCCCATACGGTGATAGCCTTGTCAAGACCATAAAAAGCAATACGGCAGCAGACATCGCTGCATGGATAGAAACTAATAAGCCAACGGCAAATGAACTATTTACGCACTTGGTAGCAATCAAAATCATTAAGTAACACTATGACAAAAGACACAAAAGAGCCTATCAAGGCAAAGAAAGCAAAAGAGCTAAGAGACGAGGTGACTTGCTTTAGAGTACCTAAAAGACTTAAGGCTGATGTTAGATTCCATGTAGCTAAGTTGATTGAGAAGATAATCGAGGAGGACAAGAGCAATGAGCCAAAAAAATAATATCCTATTCATACCTTGCCAAGTGGAGGGCATCAGCACACGAAGGGATAAAACCCTAAAGGTAACGATAGGCACTCAAGAGCTTACACCCGATAAGATGGCTCAGCTACTAGCACAATGGAGTGAAGGGTATGGAGTGATGGCATTCAAGAAGGAGGAGTTTGCAGAGGAGGAGCGCAAGGCACTTGAATCCATACAACTCGACAAGGAGGAGATGGGAGGCAAGACACCATCACAGCGGCTTCGCTCTTGCCTTTATGCGCTATGGGAGTCAAACAATAGCGGCTATAATACCTTTGCCTCCTTCTACGAGTCACGCATGGAGCAATTTATATCGATAGTAAAAAAACGAATAGACGAACAAAATCATTAACTTTGCAATACAATGAACAACACACGCACTCGATCAGGATTTTTTGACCGCACTCAGGCAAACACCGCATCGGTATGGCTATCCCACGCAGGAACGAATCAAGACTTCTACCTTACGCTACCTATCCATAAGCTAGAAAGCGCAATAGAGCAAGGCAAAGACCACCCAGTAGGGCAGATGTATGGCATGGGAGTGCTTAAAGAAATCAATGAGGTTCAAAACCTATTTGCCTGTGATGTAGTTGTCGATGGATACCTTGTGACCATAGTGATGACAATGCAAGACATAGCAAACTATGCGAACAAGATAGAAGCAGTCAACGTATCAGTGGAATAAAAAACCACACAACATGAACAAAGAAAACAAAGAACGTAAGAGCAACGCAGGTGCGCCAAGTAAATTCCAAGAGAAGATGCTTGACCAAGTATTTGAGATGGCACTGCTAGGACTTACCGATGTGCAGATGGCAAAAGTATTAGGGATATGCAATGCTACGTTCAGTAATTACAAGAATGACTACCCACAATTTTTGGAGGCATTAACGCGAGGAAAGGAAGAAGCAGACGGCAAAGTGGCTCGTGCGATGTACAACAGAGCGATAGGAGTAATCATAAAAGAAGAAGCACTCACAAGAGATGGCGAGGTAGTCACCTTGCATAAGGAACTACCAAGCGACACGGCCGCGGCTAAACATTGGCTATCTAATAGGCAACGTGCTTTGTGGGCAAACAATGGAGAAAGCACCATCACCACCACCACACCACTAGTTATCACCTTAGACAAGAGTGAACTTAACAGCGAAGCAGACTCTAGCATTTAGCCACGCAATAGGCGGCAAGTACCAAGCGATAATCTTTGGAGGTGCAATCAGGGGCGGTAAGAGTTATGCATTGATAACTACGTTCATGTACCTTGCTCTGCTATACGGCAAGAGTAGGTGGATAATAATCCGCAAGTCACTGCCCGATCTAAAGAGAAACACCTTCCCGACAACACAAGGGATACTTGACATGGGCTTCAGAGATAAGTTAGTGGGATGGAATCACGACACTCAGGTGCTTACCTTCACCAATGGCAGCGAGATAATGTTCATGGCAGAATCCTTTGAGCAAGACAAAGACCTTGATAGGTTCAAGGGTCTTGAGGCAAACGGCTTCGGCTTTGATGAGATTAACGAGTGCCAAGAGGCGACATTCTTTAAGGCAATAGAGCGCACAGGCACATGGCTACAAGCAGAGGGAACACCTCCGATGGTAATCTTCGCCACACTCAACCCGGCACAGAACTGGACAAAAAAATTATTCTACGAGCCGCACGTTAACAAGACACTCAACCCTAGGTGGAAGTTCATCACTAGCAAGATAACGGACAACCCACACATACCAGAGGCATACAGAGAGAATCTACTAAGCCTCTCTCCTGTTGACTACGCAAGGTTTGTTGAGGGCGATTGGGATGCGGTGGAGAGCGCCGAGAATCCATTTCTTTACGCATGGAGGGATGACAAGCACATCAGCACCGAGGCAATACACAATAAGAACCTACCCACTTTCTTCAGCGTTGACTTTAACGTATCACCACTATGCGCCTTGGTCATTCAGCACCACGGCACAACGGTAAACATAGTAGATGAGATAATCATCGAAAAGGGCAGCGTAGAGGCACTGTGCGACCACATCGAGGCTTACGACTGTCAAAGGGGCATGATAAGGATTACTGGCGATGCAATGGGCAAAGGAAGGACATATCAGCAGAGAGACAACTCAAGTGCCTACATTCAGATGAAGAAGATACTTAAGCTCAGCGATGGTCAGTTCATGATTCCTGCCAACCCAACACATAGCAACTCACGAGTGGACTGCAACACGGCACTGATAAGGCTAAACATCAGGGCGCACCCTAAGTGTAAGGGCTTCATTTTCGATGCCAAGCAGGTGCAGTGCGATGCCGATGGGCATATTCTCAAGAGCAACAGAAATAAGTTAGAGCAACGTGCCGACTTATTAGATGACTTTCGTTACTTTGTAAACGCAATACTTAAAAAACAAATACAATGAGCTTATGTACTGACTGCTTCGATGCAGGCGCATTCGTAAACACCTGCTCCACTGGTTTACAATTCGGAGAGGTTGAAGCCGACACTTCTTATACCGTAGCGGTGGAATCACTTAGCACGGGAAAGATTCAAACCTTCGAGGTAACATCAGACGAGGATGGCATCATAACGGTAGATGATGTGGCACTTTCTCAGCGCACAACTTATACACTATGGGTTACTGTAGGAAGCATCAACAACACTCCCGTATCATTGACTATTGACACCATCGAGTATGAGTGCATCACCTTTAGTGTGGTAAGCACATCGGAGACTGATGACATAGCAGTGCTTACGCCATGAGGAAGCTACGCAATATCATTCACGGCTTCTACCTATGGCTAATGGATGACAAGGATAGCGCAAGGCTAGTAGACAAGCGAAAGCCAATCTGCGATGGGTGCGACTTTAAGAGCGACCATAACACCTGCAACAACTGCGGCTGCTTCCTTCCTGCAAAGCAAAGAGTACCTGATGAGGAATGCCCAGAGGGATATTGGGGCAAACAATAAACAATACTATGGACATAATAAACATATTCAAGCGCAAGGCAAAGGCTCAATCATTCAACTACGAGCAAGACACAAGGAGCAAGTTAGTGCTTGCCTTTGAACACGATGGGCATAAGTACTATCGCTTCCCTAACGAGCTAAGCCTACCCTTCCAACGGTTTACTAATTCAATGGCTCTGCTTGAAAGATTGAGCAGTGGCACTAGCGGAAGCGAGATGGACTTAATCCTCGATGTTATGGAGAAGGCACTAAGCAAAGGGCTGAGCATACCTAAGAACGCAGCGGTGGTAGCTACGTGCATCCACGCACTAAGGGACAGGCAGCAGACGATAATACACAAAGACTTACTACTTAACATCGCGGCTGTATTCACTGTCAGGGATGACGAGAGTGCAACGGGTGAGCTTAATCAAAAGATTCACGAGCAGAAGATAACAGTATTTGAGATGCTCGCAGAGAAGGAGGGCGAGCATGGTTTTTTTATCTCACTGAGTATCGAGCGGCTAAAGCCCTTGCTCAGTATGTCGCAAGAAGACTTCAGCGAGCTATGGAAGCACAACTCGGTGCAGATGCAAGTACTAAAGGAGCAGATGGGAGTGTTAACTTCTCGCCTCAATTCAAAGCATTAAAGGTAGAGGAAGACCTTAAGGCGCAGGTGATGGCGCTCAGTGGTGGTAATACACAAGAGTACAATTCAATTATGAGCGGCAGCGTTGAGGTTTATTTACGTAAATTTGAACACCACATAAAATCTAACGCTCATGGCGAAGGTACTAATAGAATACGAGGGTAATGTCGATGGGCTAAAGGCGGCAGTAGCGGAAGTCACTAAGGCTAATGAGCAGATAAGTGACTCGGCAAAGCAATCCTCGGCAGAGGTGACGGCAGAGTACAAGAAGGTAGCAGCAGCAGGAAAGGCTGCCTTTGCATCTGAGGAGACCAAGAAGGCAATAGATAGCCAAGTGTCATCTGTCAATACTTTAAAGACACAACTTGAGAAGCTATACCAAGAGGAGGTGCAACTGCTTTCTTCTGGCAAAGGGCTGACCGAGCAATACAAGAAGAATAGAGAGGAGGCTACAAGGGTTCGCTCTGAGTTTGACAAGCTAACGAGTTCAATAAATAACGAGACCAAGGCAGAGGACAAGGCTGTTGTAGCTAGCAAGAAACTTAGTACACAGCTAAGAGACTTAAAGCAGCAGCTATCATTACTTGAGCAAGAGGGCAAATCTAACACCAAGGAGTTTGAAACTTTAGCAGTAGCTGCTGGAAAATTAGAAGATCAGTTAGGAGATACAAGGGAACGAGTTAAGGCATTATCTAGTGATACATTTGTTTTCGATGCTGCCATTGATAGCGTGAGTGCTTTAGCAGGAGGCTTTGCCATTGCAGAGGGCGCAGTAGGATTATTCGCAGAGGGCAATGAGGAGGTTCAAGCAGCTATTGCAAAGACCAACTCATTAATGGCAATTCTTAATGGGCTTCAGCAAGTACAAGCATTCTTCACTGGACAAAGCGCAGGTAAGCTAGCAATATTAAACATTGCTCAAAGAGCATATTCAATAGCAGTAGGAACTAGCAGTGGTGCATTAAAAGTATTTAGGTTAGCACTAATAGGAACGGGCATAGGTGCTATTGTTGTTGCCCTTGGCTTTTTAGCTACAAACTTTGAAAAGGTAAAGCAAGCTGCTTATAACTTAATACCGGGGCTTAAGGAGGTTGGTGAGTTCATAGGCAGCGTAATCGACAAGACAAAGGAATTGCTTGGACTTGATGGTGGAGAAGAAGACCTAGGTGTTATCGGTAGGCTTATCGCTCGTCAAGATAGAGCATTGCAGGCTCAAGTGAAATCCCTTGATAGGCAGATAGGGTTACAAAAGGAATTTGGCAAGAACACAACAGCCCTAGAGATAGAAAGGGAGCAAGCACAGTTAAAGGTATTATCTCAAAGGCTTGCTTTCATCAAGGCAAATGAGCAGATACTTAGCAACTCTATTGATACAGAGACTAAGATATTTGAACTTCAGCAAGAGATAGCAGACCGAAGAAATACAATCCAAGTATTAGGCATTAAGGATGCAGCTAAAAACAATAAAGAACTAGAGAAGTTAGAGCAAGAAAGGCTCAATGCAAGAGAGAGATTAAATGCATTAGAGACAGAAGCCTTTGTTAGTCAATTAGGACAGAGGGAGAAGATACTAAGCGAAAGCAACATAAAGATTGCTGAATTAGAAAAGGCTTTTAGAGACTCGAAATTTAAGGAAGGATCAAATGAGGAGATACAACAACAAAAGGAATTGGCAGATGCTATTGCAACAATAAAGATTCAAGCCAACAAGCAGATAGCAGACATTGAGAAAGAGGAGCAAGCCAAGTTATTAGCAGCAAGGCTAGAGGCTGCAAAGGCATCTGAGGGTGCTACCTTGCAGCAGCAAATAATAGCATTAGAGGCGCAGAAGAAAATCGTTCTTGACTCCACCACCTTAACCGAGCAAGAAAAACTAAAGATAATCACGGGCTTCAATAAAGAAATTAAAGACATTAATAACGACATAATAACGGCAGACTTAAACGCACAAGTCAATGCCGTTAAAACACTAGAGGCTGAGTTAGGCAGCAGCCTATCTAGAAGGATTGAGTTGATTAACCTAGAGGCTACTGCTCGTATAAAGGCAGCAAACGAATCTATTAAAGACGAAAAGGAAAGGGCATCAGCCATTGAGTTAATTAATGCAGAAACGGCAAAGGCTATAAGGGATGCAAACGAAGAGGCGGCAGCAGAAAGAAAGAAGAAGCGAGAAGAGGAGATTGAAGAAATATTCGCCTATGCAGGAGCGTTCACATCAGCACTTAACAGCATTGCAGAACTTCAAAGGGCACAGTCAGAGCAAAGGATTGCAGATGTAGAAAGGGTAAGAGATGCTGAGTTAGAGGCGAACGCTACATCACAGAGAAGCTATGCTGAGAGAGTACGTAACGAGGAGGCGATAAACCTAAGAGCCAACAGAAAGATAGTAGAAGAGAAGCGTAAGCAGGCAAGACTTGACAAGGCACTAGGAATCTTCAATGCTACTATCTCCACTGCTCAGGCTGTGGCTAACGCACTTAAGACTGCTCCACCATTAGGATTCATCCTAGCTGCTGCGGCAGGTATCGCAGGAGGTGTTCAAATTGCCAAGATTGCATCAGAGCCTTTGCCTAAGTTTAAGCGAGGTGGTTGGATTAATGGTTCATCCCACGAGGCAGGAGGGGTGGCTATTGAGGCAGAGGGCGGTGAGTATGTCACACGCAAGGGAGCGGCAAAAAGCCATAAGGCTGAACTAGAGGCGATGAATACTTCTAAGGCTGCATTCATGCGAGTGATTGAAGAAAGATACGTTAGACCTCGCCTAATGGCTGCCATGATGGATAACAAGAGAAATGATATGAACGTGAACGTGAACGCTTCACTACGTAGCGAGAAGATGGAAGGGCAGTTAGTGGCACTCAGAAAGGAGACACGCAACACGGGCAAGGTAATAAGCAAAGCAATTAACGGAGGCTTGTCCTCAAGATATCACTGGTAATGGCTCAGAAGATTCGATTTAGACTAGACGGCACGATTTACAATGGCATTGCCAATGCCGAGGACTTCGGTGTTACCATCAGTGAGGATACTATACTTAACTTTCGGTTCGTATCGTTCGACAATGAGTTAACCTTTGTCACTGATGCCTTTCAATACCTTGATGGCCTTATTGGTGGCACTTGCGGCTGTGGTCTAGTAGATGTCACAGTAGAGTACTTATGCAGCAGTCAATCATGGCAGCGGCTATGCACAGGATATATCATATTGAGCGAGTGCATCACTGACATGGATAAGTGTAAGATTAGAACTAAGGTGTATGACAATACCTTTAGCACTCTAATAAACAATAACAAGAGCATTCCATTCTCGGTCAGGTCTACCCTTACAAAGAATCTTATTCCACTGTCATCTGTTCCTGATTGGTTTGTCATGGATATGTTTGTTCCTGCAACGGGAGCATACGATACGACCAACTTCATCTACACAGTGCGAGTAGAGGATGCCATCAAGCATATCGTTACTTGCATGACCGATGACAGGGTAGATTGTGTTGCTCCAGTGTTTGCCTCTGGGCAATACGAGAATCTGATGATTCTTAACGGGGCAGCTATCGGTGCGCCACAGGTAAAGGTAGAGACAATCATATCTTATGAGAATCTTTATGTAGCACTATCGAGTAAGTTAAGACTAGGGATGAAGACTACACTGCAAGATAATGGCAGACCACTGTTAACCATCGACTATGCTAGTGTTATTGATGCACAAGCTAATACTATCGAGATACCAAGTGTTGCAGGGGTGACAAAGAAGGTAGACACTACAATGCTCTATGCCTCTGTTCGATTTGGAAATTCATCATTCTTTGAGCAGTGGGAGTGCAACGGTGGAGATACACCTTGCACCTTCACACAGACACCTTTTAGAGGTTATAGAGACGAGGTGTTTGGATTGCTTGGCGATTGCAATACACCTACTCAACTTAACCTACTAACTAACGAGGTTATCTTTGATACTAATATCATCGAGGATATCTTTGTTTGGGGTAATAGAGGCTATGATAATAATGCTATAATAATCAATACAGAGAATACTGTTATCCCAAGTATCAAAAGGGCGAAACGAGGAGACCCTTATGCCATCGGTCAGACGGTGTACAATGCAGAATTCACAAATCAAGATGCTGCTGCAAATTGGATTAATGGGATGCCTAACAGCCTAGCATTTTATGGGCAAGACTTCGCAGCGGCAAACACTGTTTTTGGCTACATAGCCGATGAATTATCTACACAAAATTGGGATATCGTTTTTGGAACAAACACCTCGTTTGCTGCTATAACAGGAGATTTTATAAAGTTTAGCCTACCTACATTTGCAAATCCAAATTTTATAAACGACAACACATACAGAGTTCCTGTTTCTGGTGTTTATACATTTCAATCGACAATTTTATTAGAAAGACTTGGAGCGATACCAGATGCACGTTTTGCATTTGCATCTATACTTAGATATAATTCAAGTGATGAGTTTATACAAAGGATTAACGGAACAACTGTCACAGCCTTAAATATTAACAGAACTACAATATATGTTATTGCAAGTATTGTTTGCGAAGCTGGCGATTTGATAAGGGCAGATGCAACAGCTTCGCTAAACTCACCTGGTAGCCCATTAACTCAACCTATACTTAATAACGGTCTAATATTAGGCGTTGAATATGTAACTCAATTTAGCGGAACAGGAGAGCCTTTTGCAAATGGAGATATTCAACCGTTTGACCCATGCGACTACAAGCGCAACCTATACGACTTCGAGAGGGCATTAACGATGCAAGAGATACAAGCATTGATGGACAACCCATCAGCACCCGTTAAGTTTTCAAGAACTAGCAACATCAACGCAGGGGCGAGTGGTGTATCTTCAAAGATTGCAATAGAATCAATCATTCGCCAAAAGGCAAACTTCACAATTAGAAGCAACAAGAACCTATGAGCTTTATATCGACACCAAACCAACCTATACTATTCGACCAGTCAGCAGATACGTGCGCCTGTGGAGAAGATACCTATGCTCAACTAGTAGATAGTGAAGACACGGTATTCTTTCAAGTAGAACTAAATTGCACCTCAGAGCCATTCTATGCCACTAGAGACAATCTAACGGTATGGATTAGCGAAGGGGGCTTTATCTGCAACGATGGCACTAGTGGAGGCTCGTATTTATTCGAGGTTGAGCCTGATGATATTTACACAACCTTTCAGATGGGGCTAACGGTAACAGAGGTCAACGCAGGTATATTATACGTTTTTTTTGCAGGAGGTCAGCAGTATGAAATAACATCACCGGGTGATTACGTATTCTACTTCAACACCACGATAATGGACACTGACTTGACTCCATTGATTACATTATCGGGAGACACCTTTGATGGCTGCTTCCTAGCTGATGAGCCACTAGGGTTATCTGTAGTAGGGCTACGCTCTGATTATCGCTTCTTTATCATTGATGAGAACGATGATGTGGTTATAGATAATGCCGACTACTACCAAGTGACAGAGAACAAACTAACGGTAGGCTTTGATATGGACTTATACGGCATCGAGGCAGGATGCTACCGTATTGCTTACTCTGATTCCTGCGCTAACGTATGCGGTCAGTTTAGAATAACTAACGGATACTTTACCTACAACGGAGGATGGACAATACTTAGCGGTGCTGTTATTAACGCATCGGCAAACAACCTAGAGTTCACACAATCGGGAGTTAACCTTCCAAGGGCAATAAGTGAAATGGCACTATGCGAAGATGTAGAATACTACGTTGAGTTTAAGATTAACAGTATCTCGCCATTTGCTAGTGTACAATGCTCAATAGGAGACAGTCTCTTACTTAGTGAAAATACAGTAGGTGTACACTCAGGTGTGCTTACCTCAACAAGTGGAACAGACTTCACCATCCGACTTAATGGAGTTGATGGAGACACGGCAGTTGTCGATTACGTAATAGTTAGATTCAGCGATGAGTCAACGCCAATCATTAGCGGTACATCAAACGTCATCCAAGTGGGCGAGTTTAACGGATGCGAGTACGCCAAGCTAGAGGGCTGCAACGGAGAGAATTCTTTTGGCTTTAGCTTCATCGGATCAGGATTCCTTCCCGGCATAAGGGTCAAGACAAGATTCTTCAGAGCGCAGTACAGCAACGAGGTTGAAAGCTACCAAGACAGCGAAGGTAGAAAGATGATAACCTATGCCGAGTCAACCAAGGTTAAGACCTTGCGCATCGAGCAGCAGCCAGAGTATGTATTTGACTTCTTAAACATCTTGCTCTTGTTTGACAACTTCTACGTTAATGGAGTTCTTTACTTCCCTAATGAGCCAAGCACATTCTCTCCACAGTGGAATGATGCCAATGCACTTGGAAGCGTAGAGATAGACCTGATAAAAAAGAACGGCATACTACGCAAGACACAATGCGTAGAGACTGATGCTGCCTGCTTACCATCAGTGCTAAGTGAGCAAGAGAACTACCTACTACTTCAAAACGGAGATAGGGTGCTTCTTCAAAACGGAGACAACCTCCTTCTTCAAGGGTAATACAAATAAGACATCCCTAATAAGGGCGATTAAAAGAGTTAAATTTGTAAGTCAATATGCAAGTAGGTGTATGCCGCTACGACCTCGCAACAGGGCGGTAACAAAATAATACAATCAATTATGGCTTGCGTATCATATTGCTCGTCAGGACTGCTTGACCACTCCCTCATCGATTGCGATGAGTATAAGCTAGGAGGTATCTCTCAGCTTGTTATCGGAGCTTGTGGAACGGCACTCACTGACCCATCAAGTGGAACAGAAATCGAGGCACTACTAACGGCAGGAACTGCCAAGTTAGTGCAGAATGTTCGTATGGCACTTCCTGCTGGCTCACCCGTAACGGTGGACTCTCCTGTAGGCTGCGGCACGACAATTAGAATCAACGAAGACAGAACGGCTACAATGTTCGATGCTAACGTATTGAACGATAACGTAGAGTTCTACAACTCACTCAACGGTGATAAGGTAGCATGGATGCTAATGTACCTATGTGACTCTGACAAGGTGGTTTATGTTAACCCTCCACAGGGTATCGTAACATCGGCTCAGTTTATCATCCCAGAGCAGAACAATGAATTGCAAAGATTTGAGTCTACCTTCTCTTGGAGAGACAAGAACATTCCTTTGCAGTACGATGCTCCAGTTGGCATCTTCGAGTAATTTCTTATTGAGATGAACGAATTAGGGAAGTGCTTTGCGCTTCCTTTTTTTTTTACCTTTGATTGATGTAATTAACAAATGATTTAATTCTAGTTGTTTGAAATTCGCTGATCTTCTTCAGTCCTTTCTTCAAGACCTTCTTTATATCCGCTTTCATACCACTCTTCGAACTGATTTCTTTGTCTTGCTTTTGCCTCAGTAAATGCGTTTGTATTTCTAATATCTATTTTGAAATCCCTTTCTAACACAGCAACAAGCCAATCAAGTGCAAATATTTTTTCATTACCAATTATATCCAACTGACTATAGAACAATTGGTAAATTATACTATCATATTCTTTAGAGTTAAATTCTGACTCAGTAACAAAAGAATTAAACTTTTGACCTTTCATCCAATCAGGCTTATCAAATGGATATCCCTCAGATAACCCTAAACTCATATCAAATCTCATTTTGCTTCCGTCACAACTCATATCTTCAAATGTTGAATGTTTAAGCCATAGATTGAGTCTTCTTTGAGCTTCTTCTTTGATTTTTTCTTTTCGATTATTTGTCATAGGTGTATTTTGTTTTGGCAAATGTAATACATAAAACAACATAATAAGGCGTAGGAAACAAATAATTTACCTTTGATTCATGGCAAACAACAAAACTAAGGGAGTAGTCCTTTTCGCCTTTGGAAAGCATACCTACTACTGGGCAATGTATAACCTAGCATTAACCATCAAGCACCATTCGCCAAACGTAAAAATTGCAGCATTTGTTGGAAGCAATCAAGATGCATCACGCTTCTGTGGAGACCTAAATACGGTTGTTGACTCAATACATGAAATTGACAAAGACGACCTATACAGCAATAAAACTTTCGACCCGGGAAGATTAAAAGTGAATATCTACAAGTACCTTCCCTTTGATTACAATATGTACCTCGATGTCGATGCAATAGCACTTAAGGACATTGAGCCGCTAATGCAGCACCTAGTTGCCCTTGATAAGCATTACGCATCACATACGGTAGGATACCATACAATAGATAAAGGAAGGTCTATTGAATCAATGCAGTGGGCTTGGGCTGATGACATCTGGAGCAAATACGAACTAAGCGACAAGGCAATACTTCCTGCCATTAACAGTAGCCTCCAATTCATCAAGAGATGCAACGAGGCTGAGTTATTGTATAAGACTGCTAAATACCTTTACACACAGAATCCACTGCCTCTTAAATCGCTCCGTATGAAGTGGGGTGGAGGACAGCCCGATGAGCTTTACATGAACATTGCTCTTGCCATGTTTGAGATAGACCCTAAGTGCAGCGAGATTGGAAACGATGGCGCAGAGCTTGGTCACATACACTTCGCAGCAAAGCGAGGTATGACTTACGCAGAGGTAATCGAGAGGTACTATTTCCAGAGTTATTATGGAGGAGTGGGATTCACCGCACGATTCTATACTAATTGGATTGACTCAATACTTAAGAACCTACAACGCTCAAAAGGCAGAGGGCATTCATACACCATAGACAGAATACTACAGTATAAACACGCAGATAATAAATAAGAGATGGCAAAGAAAGACACTACAATACAAGAACCAAAAAAGAAAGTAGGACGACCAGCAAAGGCGAAAGTACTTGACCCTACATTTACAGAATCACCACGCCATGATTGGAACTCAGAGCATGAGGTTGCTCTATTCCTTGCAAGCCTTGTTAGGTTAACCAAGGCACGAAGCGTTCTTGAGGTTGGTGTATTCGAGGGGATGACAACAGTTGAGCTTATCGCAGCACTTCCAAAAGGTGGGTTGTTTGTAGGCATCGACATACAAGATTACATCACACTTGAGAACAGGGCTAAGATGAATGCTGCAACAGGTCGAGGTGTAGTAGTTGACTTCTTCTTAGACAATAGCCATCAAAAGATGAATGAGTTACCTAAGAACCACTTTGATCTTATCTTCATCGATGGCAATCACGAATACAATCACGTACTCACTGAGTTTAAGTTAGCAGAAAAGCTAGTCACTCAGAATGGAATAATTGCCTTTCATGACTCAATACACATTGAAGGAGTCAAGAGCGTAGTTGGGTACGCAAGTAGTTGGAAGTATAATGTTGTAAATCTTAATACACCAGAGGGGAGAGGACTTGCCCTTGTGATGAAAGGATGATGAAAATGAGAGGGAGTTTGATAGAGGCTTTAATTAGGTTCTATCATCACATCCCTAACATATTTACCACACGAAGGGCAGTTGTTTACCCTATACATATTTTCGTCTGAATGACCTTTGATGTAAGGCATACACCTTATACCATCTTCAAATTCTATCCATCCAAGTTCCATCCGTTCCAAAACGCCACAGCAAATTTGTTTTGATGTTGATTTAATATTTGTTACTTCTTGATTCATTTTCAAATGTTGTTTAGGTGTTATTTGATTTTACCATTTATAGCGTCTATCGTCCGAATTGCAATAGATAGCTGCGTAGTTTATGTGGGTATAAGGGAGTTATATGCTATTTTAAAGAAAAGTACTTAACGAACTCTTCCTCATTAAAATACTCTACATTTCCTGTATTTGGACTTACCTGCTTATTGTTGTAAGTAGAATCTTCTGCCCAATACTTATACTCTTTGCCTTTTGTAAAAATCTCTTTTTCGTAGGCTGAACCTTTGTTTTTGAACATTGTTACTTTTGCTATTACTTTCATTTTATTATTGATTTGAGAAATAAAAACAGCATATAACAGCGTGTATAATAAATTGGCGGTTCAGTGGTTAAATGAACCTTTGTTTTTCAAATCAAGTTTTGTGGTGGTAGGAAGTTTTCGTTTTCAAAATCGCCAACTTCTTATACACGCAAACCGTTAGTGGCAACCGTAGGACACCCAACACCGAGCATCCTACGAACCACAAAAATCACTTTACAGGGTCAGATGAACAAGCTCCTTTTTTATCCCCTTGCACATCTTTTTCTGAAATTCCTTCGCTGATAATTTCTATTTGAGCCTCGTCAAAATAGATGCTATCAATTGGCTTTCCGTCTTTTAATTCTTGCGGTTGAATGCAATAGCGGTTACAACCAGTTAGAAATTCACATCTTGCCGTTAAGATGCCTTTGAACCCTGTAATTTTGTCTTTGGCAATTTGCCCTAATTCGTGTGTAAACATTTTATTTATTTATGGTTTTTACTAAGCCGACCAAGGCATTATCGTGAAACGGCAGCCACTAACAAATGCTTTACGCAAGTGGGGGCTGACGTGGTTAAATCAAGTTCAGTTCTCCGATTTGGCTTTAGTAGTAGGTTGAAGTTTCGTTCTCCGAAATCCCCACCTGCGTAAAGCAAAATCGTTATTCCCTACTCCTCCCACCTACTTATAAGTGCTTCGTCACGTTGTTCGCGCTGGTCTTCGAGTTCCCAAATATCTATATTCTCGTTAATTTCTTCTTGAATCCAATCTAGTGTATGCTCATCGGTTTCTTTCTCGGACTGCCCTTGAAGATAAGCTGAGAATAAATCGCCTGTTTCAGGACAATATTCAATCGAGTACCAAGCCGATGAAATCTTAATCATTCTACTTGTAGCCTCGTCACGTTTGCGTTTTCTGTTGATTAGCATCTTGTTTTTATCTTCAACAAATGTAATACATAAAATGATGCAATCTATCTACGGCTGCAAATAATTTATCTTTGAACAAAACAAAGAACCTATGAAACCATTGTTTTGCAGAACAAAGAGTTGCGGAAGCAATATAATATCTCCTCCAGTAAAAAACTTATACTAAATGGCATTAACAGAGCAAGAGGTCAGTGCTATAGTTGCTAAATATGCAGTCAAATTAAAAGACTGGAAATCGCGCAATGAAAATGATAGGTACAACCAAGTCACCAAGGAGCGACTAGCATCTGTTACCTATCCCGAATATTGGGAAGGCTACAACTATGCAGCTAGGCAGTTCGATGCAATGTCTCCTCACATAAGGGGCGATGTTTATCCTGCTCACTTATTTGCCGTCCGTGCGCCAAACGAAACAAAGCAGCAAAGCGACTACATAAGAGCTAACTATAAGCCAATAACACTGCCTGTCTTTGAAGACTTCAAGGCTACGATATCAAGAGCCTTTGCTGACCAGAATTGGTCAGTGCAATACAAGGGAGAAAAGGATGAACGATTTGGCAGTGATACCTTCGAGGATTACATCAATAATCAGATAAGCATATTCGGATCGCTAGAGTTATTCGTTAAGGCGATGCTCCCTACACTTAAACTATCCGACCCTAACGGCATAATTGCCATCTACCCTGATGAGGTAATTACAAGCACTAACGAGGAAGGTGTTGAGGTTGCCACTAATGACCTTGTAAACCCTGAGCCTCACTACTATTCTTGCAAGAGGATAGTGGCGCAGGATACTGAGAAGTACACTATGGTAGTATCTCAATATTACTCACAAGTAAAAGAGGGCAATAAGATTGAAAATCAAGGGCAAGTATTATTTTTGTTTGACGACACTTACGTATGGCGAATAGAGCAAGGCGGCAAGAAGTCAGACTATAAGTTTAATGCTCCATTTATTCACTATACACACAACCTTGGCTACGTGCCAGTGATTAAGCTCATGGGTACACCTATGCTCATCGGTGATAGTGTAGTGTTTAATTCTCCATTTTTAACATCAGTGCCATTGCTTGACCAAGTTGTGCTTGACAATAGTTACTTAGGAATGGTAAAAGCTACGAGTGCCTTTCCGTTTATGGTATCTCTTGGCGAGAGTTGTGAGTTTATGGATAACGAGGGCAACAAGTGCAGCGATGGTCATATCATGGATACTATCAATGGCGGTTCAAGGACTTGCCCATCGTGTAACGGTGCAGGCATTCGCTCTCGCTTCTCTCCATCTGGTGTGTTATTGATACGACCTAAGAGCAACTTCTCGGAGGGTGACACGGGGCTTAATGGTGAATATGTGAAGTTTGTTTCTCCACCGATGGATACTCTTAAGTTTCTACGTGAGGAGATTGATACACACATCATCAAGTCAAGGTCTGTGCTCCACATTAACAATTCAGACCAAGCGATACAAGGCAACGAGGCAAACACAGCAACGGGAAGCATGAATAAGATGCGCTCTATGTATGCATTCTTAAAGCCTATCTCAGACCAGATGTTTGCCATTTGGGAATTCACTATGTCTACTATCGGTGCTATGCGCTACGGTGAGTTCTTTGGCGGTGTTACCTTGGTGTATCCAACCACCTTTGATGTAACCACTCCGAGCGATTACCTAAGTATTATCACTGAGGGCATCAATGCAGGTGTGCCTCCATCGGTTACCTTCGCCAATGTCTACAACTACGTTAAGGCAATCAACTACACTGATGAGCAGAGCAATGCTATGTATGAGCTTATCATGGCAGCGGATGAGTTATTCCTTATGTCGAGCGCAGACATCGCCTTACGCATCGCCAATGGTACTGTAGAGAAATGGCAAGACGTACTTCATAGTTCAGCACCTCAACTTATCATGGAGTTGATACGTAACTTTGTACCAACACAAGATGCCGAGCAGTTCTTTGAGTTATCCTTGGAGGAGCAGATAGTGGCATTGCGAGACTTGGCAGTTAGCAAAGTTGTTGAGGTAAGAGACCCTATTGCTGCGGCAGCACAATCCCTAGTTAATGGCTTCTCTTGAGGAACTAGCAAAAGAGAAGATTAGGCTTTTGGAGAGTTCTCCAGAGCGGCTCGCCTTGACATCTGAAAGGGTGCAGCTAGAGTTATGGAAGCAACTACTGCCAATACTTAATGATTTCGATACTGACCAAGATGGCAACATCAGGCAGACAGATGCGAACATTAGAAGGATAGGCACAGTGATAACCACCCTAAACGAATTGATTGCAGGAGATGAGTATGTAAGTGCTGTTCGTGAATACCTCGGAAGCCTAGATAGGGGCATAGAGATAACTAACGAGATTGCAAAGGATATCAAAGCCACCTTCGAGCCATCGACTGCTTTAAAGAGCCTACAAAGGTTATTAAGGCAAAATGCCATTAGCAACTTCATCGGTGATGGCTTAAGGTCAAGAGTAACTCAGCCATTTGCAGAGCAGCTAACGGCAAACATCGCAGCTCGTGCGCCAATAAGAGATGCTGTCAAGTCATTGCAAGAGGTAATCATTGGAAGCAAAGAAAAGGATGGTAGGCTACTGGCTAATGTAAAGACTGTCGCCACAACTGCCCAAGCGGTAAGTGACAGGAGTTACTCGGCAGCAGTTTACGAGCAGCTAGATATTCAATGGTTTAGATACCTAGGAGGAGAGATTGACACTACAAGACCATTCTGTATGCACCGAGAGGGAGAGATATTCCATAAGAAGGAGATTGAATCATGGGGAGATGGAAAGAATAGCGGAGGCATAAATGATATTGAGGGCGGCACTTGGGATGGTAGGATTGAAGGCACTAACTCAGTAACTATATTCACAAACCTAGGAGGATGGAACTGCCGCCATGCAATACTTCCTGTTAACAAAAGATTTGTCACTCCTGAGATAATGGCAAGGGCGAAGGCTGAAGGGTTTATTGATTAATTAATTTATTGTTATACATTTGCATAAACCAATACTTAAGCAAATGAAAAAGTTAATCCTCGCAGCTACTATGCTGCTATCAATCAATGCAAGCGCACAGATAGGCTCTACCCTTATTGGGGTGGGAAGCACTCTATTTGTAGGTTCATCAATCTACTATGTGATAGGTCAGCCTAAGACACCTACAGCACTAACGCAGACATCTTACAGTGAGTACAATAATAAGTTAACTACTTACAAAAACCTTAGAACAGTATCGATGGCAACATCATCCCTTGTGCTAATTACTGGGATTGTATTTAAAGCCACCGAGGTAAGAGTGAACAAAAACACATCAGTAAGTATAGCACCAACAGGTGCTGCATTAACACTATCATGGTAACCATTGCAATGCCTGATGGCAGCATAAAGCAAGTCACAAACATTGTAGCCAAGCTTCTTAAGATAAGAGGCGGCAGAGAGTTATCTTTAACACCAATAGACACACCTACAATAACACACAATCAATATGAAGATGACACAAGAACAACAGGAGGAGCTGATAAAGTACCTCGGACTAGAGGAAGCAGAAAGCCTGGACAAGGCAAAGGAAGTGTTTCAAACGCAGTTCGTAAAAGCGGAGGAGCTAAGTAGCACTGTCGGAAAGGTAACAGGCAGCATTATCAACGTAGCACGTAAGGCATTCACTCCTTTTGGTGTTGACCTTACCGATGACGACTTCAAAGGCAAGAAGATAGAGGAGGTTCTACGTGATGCCTCTGCTCGTGCCAAAGAATCCTACGAGACAAAGACTAAGGAGTGGGAGGCAAGGGCTACAGGAAACGGCTCAGAGGAGCTTATCAAGGAATGGGAGAAGAAGCACACTCAACTTGAAAAGAAACTTAAGGAGGAGTCTAATGCTCGACAAGAAGCCATCACCGGGCTAGAGTCATTTAAGGCACAGGTAGAGCAAGAGAAGAAGTCTAGCACAATCAATAATGTATTCGAGACTTCACTGCGCTCAATCAAGACAGACCCATCAGTTAGTGAGATTACGATGAAAGGCTTTCGTGCCGTCTTCGGAGAGAAGTATATCATTGACCTAGAGGATGAGGGCAGCGTAGTTGTAAAGGACAAGAAAAACGGTGAGCGGATTAAGAGCGATAAGAAGGCAGGCAGCTTTTTAACCCTTGAGGAGCTAATGCTCAAGGAAGCGACAGATGCTAATATCTTATTGAAGAATCCTAATGCAGGAACTCAAAGACCTTCACAAGGTCAGGGCGGTGGCTTCCAACGTCAAGAAAATACACCAAATAAATCAAGAGGCATCAATCCTGCCTTTTTAGGAATGTAACTAACCTCACACTTTGCTTGGTGTGGGTTTGGTAGGAGAGCCTCGGTGATTAATTTCATCGGGGCTTTTGTTATTAAGGTAATACAAACACTTACGCAAGGCAACAACAAAAATAAACGAACGTATCTTTGAACTGCATATTGACAAGTAGGCGCACACCATGCCTTTAAAGGTGTATTTGTAGGCACAACCCGAAAGCCTTTATAACAGTAGGGAAAAACCTAAACATTTACACAAATGTCAACTTCATCAATTCTATCAGAATGCCCTAAAGTGCAACGCGCACTGGGCGAATTATTTATTGAGGTAGGTCAGCGCGAGCAACTACCTTTCCTTGAATTCCTTTTATCACCTGAGAATGTTAAGATGATCACTATGGAGGTTTCTCCCGGTCGTGGTAAACTTAAGACTGTCGAGGCACGATGGATTCAACGCTTACCTGAGTCAGTAGTAGAAGAAGGAGCAAACATCCTTACTTGTACTGCAACGGAGGTATATGGCGATAGTACGACAACTTACACGCTAGATACTACTGACACTTATCAAGTGAATCAGTTAATCTCTGCCGATGAGATTGCTCGTCATTGTCAAGACAACAACACGTACATCATGGAGAGCATCATGCGTTTAGCAATCGCTCTTGAGCAAAAGGTGGCTTCTGCTGCTGCTGCACAAGTAGTAACTGAGCTAGGCGAGTGGGGTACTGAGGTCGAAGGCTTCTTTACTGTAGCTGCTGACTTTTTGCAAATTGCAACAGAGGGAGCAGTTGCCACTGAGCTTAATCCATTTGCACTGGCTGACATTCAGCAAGCCACACGCATGGCTAACTACCCTGCTGCTCCTGTAGCCTTTGGTGGTGCTGCTATGCAACGCTATGCTAATGCAGTACAGGCAGGATGCTGCACTCAGTACGGTATTGACCTATTGGAGATTTCTCGCCAGAACGGTTTTGCTTTCGCTTATGATGCTCGCCTTGCAGGTGCGCTAGGAAGCCAAAACAAAAACATCGTAACTACGGCAGGAGCAATTCAATGGTTAAGCTTCAACCTTGCACAATGGAATGCAGGATTAGGTGCGCAGGTAGGTGCTAACTACGCTAAGACATTAATATTCTCGCCATCAGGTGTGCCGATTGACTTAACGATGAAGGATGATTGCGGAAACTTATCTATTGTCTTAACGGCAACGGGCAAGATTGTAACACTTCCTACAGACATCTATGAGTCTGGAGACAAGTACTCAGGTGTTAACTATGTTAATGGAGTAACTGTCGCAAACTCGTAATAGCGGCTTAGTGCTGCTCTTACAAAATGGAGATGCGCTAATGCTGCAAAACGATGATGATTTATTGCTATAAGAAAAGGGAGGTTAATTGCCTCCTTTTTTTTTACCTTTACACAAACAAAAATAGAGATGTGCGAATCTTCACTACTTGGTCTACGTGGATGCAATGATATAGAGCCAGTGACGGGCTTGTATATTGACGACTTAGGCGTAACGGACTCATTCTTAAGTCAGCTAATAACAGACCAATACAACAAGCCTAGCGAACTATTCAGCGACAAGAGGGCGATGGCATGGAGAAGGATAAGCACAGATATTCTCTCAAGGCTAAATCCTTTCATGAAGGCTGACACTGTTGTTGATAGCAGAAGGATTGGACAGATTATGTCCAACGCTACAAGCATAGATGCGGCACTAGGTGCAGGAGTTTATGCAGGGATAAGAATATACTTAGACCCACAGACGACATCATTTTTAAAGATGTTTATTAGTGACTTCAGTATTGCATTTACCACGACAGTTACCAATAAAACAATCTACATCATTGACTTAAGCACTCGCAAGGTGATTGATTCTTTTGTTTATGCCGATGGCTCTATAGAGCAATACATTGGGAAGCATTTGTTTTCAAAGCGCAAGAAGATGGATATTGCAATCGTCTATGAAAGCACCGAGGACGTTATTAGGTACACTCCCAAGTATGGTAGCTGCACTGATTGTGGAGGCAATATTAGAGAGGCTCACATTTGTCAGTTTGTTGATAGCATAGGTGTTCAACTTAGCCTAGATACTGACACGGGTGTAGCTAGTAGCATAGTGAACAAGGCGAGAACGGCAGGGATGAGCATTATCTACAGTGTTGAGTGTGATAGGTCTGCTTTTGTTTGCTCTATTGGCAGCACGTTAAGCATGGCACTTGCCTACGCTACGGCAGTTGAGGTTTACGACTATGCACTTACACAGAGCGCACATATAAGAGTTAACACTACCGTTACTGTTAATAATGAATCATTAGTTTCTGCTCGTGACATTGCGGCATCAAGGTACAATGAAGAACTTGAAATGGTAATGCGTAACATGAGGCTACCAAGTGATAGGTATTGCTTTTCTTGTAACGAGAATATGAAATATGTAACATCGCTGCCATGACCATCGAGGAACTACTTGCCAAGCAGCTAGAGGTAATTGATTCATTCAAGTCTAGCTTTAAGCCTTTATACTTGGCAGTTGCTGATGTAAGAGGTGAGATGACATTTAGGATATTCGGATCAGGAAGGGGCAGTGGCAAGAATGCATCAGGGAGTGATTTATCAAGTGTGCCTTATTCAACCGATGAGATTTGGATAGACCCAAGGGCATCACCTAGGAAGGTAAGCGGTAGGAATATCGGCAAGAGAGGCACTGAGATTGAGAGTTACTACTACCCAGATGGACAAGGATATAATTCATTTAAGTCAGATATTGACAGAGGACAGTTAAGGCTTAGTAATAACCTATTCCAAGCCTTCTCTAATGAAGCAGGAGACAATCCAATTCAAGAGCAAGGAGAGAATGCAGTTATTGCCATTGATGAGAGTGAGAGCGGAAAGATACAAGGGCTAGAGAAGAAGTACGGGGTGATTTTTGAAATGACACAAGAGGAGGAGGATGCCTTTGCATTAATCCTTTCTGACTATATTACTGAGGCGATAAACAACGGCATAGAATAATAAGATGGATTTACTCGACTACATAATTAAGTACATGAATAATAAGGTGGAGGCGACTTCATCATTATTCACAAAGACTTACGGGCTTTCTGAGATTGCTCAATCTGGCAATATAAAGTCTTATGCTCACTACATCGGCAATGGGCAGATGGAAGCGGTGACCAACTTCGATGCTCAGAATGGCACATTGTTTTGGGTTAGAAAAGGAGACACCTCAGTAAGTGCCGATGCTCCTGCCTTGTTAAGAGATGCGAGCTGCAAGAACTACGTGGTGCTATCGTATCCGCTAAGGGCGATTTGTGTGGTTAAGAAGTCACACCTTCCATGCGATAATGCAACGGCAATAGACCAAGTAGCACAAGAGATGCTTCATAAGCTAGGAGGCAAAGACAAGGCACTACGCAGTGCGATAGGGGCTATCTCATTGGCTATTAACCCAAGTGGTTATACGGTTAACATTCAAGGCTTACCACTCAATAAGGAGTATGCATCCTTTGGTTTAGATTATACCATTAGCATTATCTTTCCTCAGTCATGCATTCCTGATTTATGCGAAGACATTGCATTACCTCCAACACCTAGCCCAATACCAAGAAAAGGAACTATTATCGTTCAAGATGAAGGAGTAGTTGTATCAAGCGAGGCGAACACATTAAACTTTGTCGGCAGCGGAGTTGTTGCTACTTTAGAATCACCTGGAATTGTTAGGATAACAATTAGCGGTGGCGGAGGTGGCGGCTCAATCCTACTTCAAACCGATGGGGTTAATAACGGCTCTCAAACAGTTTTAAATCTAAAAGAGGGTAGCAACATTACCTTAACCGATGATGGTGTAGGAGGTGTGACTATTGCCGCCTCTGGTGGTGGAACTGCTCAAGTTAACTCAGATTGGAATGCAGTTAGTGGAGTTGCTGAGATTCTGAACAAACCTAATTTAGCTACTGTTGCAACAAGTGGAAGTTATACCGATTTAATTAATCAACCGAGTATCCCTGCGGCGCAAGTAAATAGCGATTGGAATTCTGTTAGCGGTGTATCTGAAATATTAAACAAGCCAACTATCCCTGCCGCTCAGATTCAATCAGATTGGACTCAAGCCAACAATGCAGCAGTTGACTTCATAAAGAACAAGCCTACAATCCCTTCAATAAGCGGTCTAGTACCTTACACTGGTGCAACTAATAATGTTGATTTAGGGACTCACACTTTGAGTGCTAAAGATTTAGTAATTAACCATCCAAGCGGTTCGGGTGTAGCTGCATCAATTACTAAAGGTGGAAATGGTGAGGCTTTGACA